ACATGACCGCTACGTTTATGGGTGTAGTCTATGCGCCTTCAGGGAGCGGCAAGACAGAGCTATGTGTACGCATAGCGAAGGGCTTAACCAAATACGGTAAAGTAGCCTGGCTTAGCTATGAGCAGGGGCATGATGCAGACCTGCAACGCGCCATGATACGAAACGAAATGCACGACTATGCAGGTACGTTTATACCATTCGACCCAATGGAGAAGCTACCAAAAGCACGCGAAGGCGAAAGTATGCCGGATTTGCTCTTTCGCGATTTTGTGGATTTCCTCAAAAAGAAAAACAGCCCGAAGTATGTGTTTATTGATAGCATAGACTATACAGGCTGGAACACTGACCACTATAAGGAATTAAAAAAGCTATTCAAGGGTAAAAAAGGTATCATCTTCATAGGCCACGTTAAAGGCCGTTCACCCAAGCTGCAAATAACAAAAGACATTGAGTATGACGGGCAATTCGGTATATATGTACGCGAGTATGTGGCATACGTGGTAAAGAGCAGGCTCGGCGGTAAAAAGCCCTTTGTTATATGGCCTGAAGAGGTGCAGGAACGCATAGAGCGTAACCCGAAAAGCTACCCGGTAGAAGTTCATGAACTATTAAACCGCCTGCTATGAGAACATACATACTGACACACGCCAATATAGATGGCGATATAGAGATTGCATACGATGAGCGCGGTTGCCCTATGAGTTTGATAGTGCGCGCTGAAATGAAGCCCGAAACGATATACTGGATAATAGAACATTACCCACTCACTATTGAGGATTTAGAGCTATTCAGGAAGCAAAAGTTTGGTGTGCTGGAAGTGCCGGAAGATTTAAGCTTTGATGCATTTTGGGCAGTATGGGTAGGGGTAAAGAATAATAAGGAAAGAGCAGCAAGGATATGGAAAAAGATGGCTAAAAAGGATATGGTAAGAGCGATATATGTGCAGCCTGCTTTTCGCCGATACAACCAGCGTAACACATGGAAGGGCGATAACTACCCGGACAGATGGCTATATGATAAATGCTTTAATAACGATTATAACAAAATGTAAAATGAATATACCGATAGACAAAGGCCGCATAACAGTAATACAGACCTTGATAGGCAAGCTAAAGCTAAAAGACCAAAAGGACGGAATAATAAAGAGCTATACAAACCAGCGCACGCCGAGCGTAGCAAAGATGTACCTGCATGAGGCATTGGAGCTGCTTAGCTATCTGAACACGCAAACACCTGCCTATAAGATGAAAGGCAAAATACTGGCAATGGCGCATGAATTGAGGTGGCACTTGCCGGGTACTCGCACGGTAGATATGGATCACTTAAATAGCTGGTGCAAAACCTTTGGCAGGTATAAAAAAGCGCTTGACGACCATACAGAGGAAGAGCTGCCGCACCTGGTAACGCAATATGAAGCACATTATAAATCAGTTTTAAAAACACTTTAAAAATTAATTATGATACCATTAAAAGAAATTCAAATAGGCAATATCGTTTGGTGTGCTACAATGCCAATGATAGTAACAGAAGTATCGTACACCGGGCAAATAAAAGTGGGTGATGGCATACATTGCACTAACGAGCAAATAGAACCTATCCCTTTAACGCCCGAATTTATTATGCAATGTGGAGGAGAGGTTATAGGACAGCATAATAATATGGTGAAGTTGATACGCTTAGGCACATTGCTGCTTCATGTAGGTGATGAGGTTGATTTTAAGCATAGTGATGATGGTAACGTTTATTGGGTGGCTGGATTAAGTTATGTGCATGATTTGCAAAATTTATTTTCATTATTAAACGAGGGTACTCTTTGGATAGCTAAAGAAGTGTACGAAACATTAAAAATTGCGTAGAACTACGCTTTTTTCAACTAACAAGACACAATATTTTTGTAACCGCTAAAACACTACAAATATGAAAAGAGTAATGACGTTATTATTTGCTGTAGCTGCATTGTTTACAGCCTGCAAAAAGGACAAAGACACAAAGCCCAATCATGGCACACCTACAGCTATAGGCACATGGAACTCTAACCGGGTAGATTATAAGAACCCTACTATTACCAATACCCGCATGTATTGGGACAGCATAACGTACGACGGGGACAGCATAACACTAACAAGCACGCTGATAATAAAACAATATACGCACGGCTTCCCGGACACGGCCTATAGCTATCGCGTATCGCCAAATAATGATAGCCTTTACCTTACCGAATATTATGCTCCGCATGAAGAGGTAACTTATTCAAGAGCTAATTAATTACTATATTTGGTATATGAAACAGCTACTACTCATTGTCTGCCTTGCGCTCGGCTTTACCACTTATGCCGAATACCCGGCAATAGCCGTTAAGCACTTGCCTTTGTATGCGCCAGCTTCAGAGGTTGCTAACTTCAATGAGTATGTGCTGAGCCATTACCCCGGCTACAAGCTGGTAGGCACTGAAACGCCACAGCGCGCGCCATACATTACTATCTACTACTATACCAATGCCAGTAACGACAGTATGAACATTTACTACAACCTGGCTAACGATAAGATAAATAGCTTTTCTATCAACGCGCCCAAAGAAAACCCGGCAACACTGCTGCGCCTGTTTTTTGATAATGATAATGTAGTAATACCGGCAAATGGCAAACGCTTTCTTTATGACGGCCACCGTTGCGAAGTATGGTATAAAAAGGGTGCGACCTTCATACAATTCAATTAACAAAGCTGTGAGTATCTTTTTAAGTAGCAACCCGAAAAGGTTGCTATTTTTGTGTTATATCACACATGAACGGAGTAAGGACATTATTTACTACACATTTTGAACAAAGCCCGGAAGCTGCCACAGCTCCCAACAGAGGCCGCTCTTCAGACCTCGATGCTAAACGAAATAAACTGCTTGCCACCCGTTACGGTTACTACAATCTATATCACCGCAGTATGAGCTATGAAGCTATCATTAGCGCGCTTAGCAATGAATTTTATATTAGCCCCCGCACTATTACCAATATACTTACTGCTGCTACTCAATTCGCCGAGATACAACGCATAAAAAAAGAAATGCCGCCCGTCGCTTCCTTCAGGCGGCTTTATCCTCACTTAGTTTGGTTATAGGTGCTCGCCAGTAATATTAGGCGTGGCTGCTACTTTAGTCTGTGTGTTTGCAGTGGTATAGTCATCAAATCCTGTGGTGTATCTTACCTGCCTCACTCTTATATAATCTTCGCGTCGCTCTGTTATTGTACTGCTGCGGATTAATGCATTATACTCGTCGCCCGGCTCCCACCCTTGCAGGGCTTTGTGTATAGTGTCTTCAAGCTCATAGAAATTCAAAGCCTTCTCTTTATATGTTGTGGGTGTGCTTTGCCCGGTGCCTGAATGTGGCGCGTCTGCTATGCGTAATATTACACTGCATACCATAAGCTGCGAATTATCTGAGGTATTGCTTGGCGTTCCTTGGTCTATGTCTATCAGTACGCAAGGAAACGATACGGGCGGCTTGCCGTCTTTGGTGTTATAGTCCTCAAGCTGGCCGTACTCATGGTCGATGTGCCTAAGCGCTGGAATGGTTGCAAGCTTTGCCTGTATAGCTAAAAACAGGTTGCCGAATAATGATTGTAAAGCCATAGTTTGAATTTAGTTTTATGCTGCTGCTGCGAGCCTTTGTAAATCTTTAATTGTTTGTCGTTTTATTGCATTCCAAAGTATAATGCTATCCTGATAGCTCATTGGCATAAACTGACGCTTAGGCATGTTCACATTGCGTATGTGCGCCTTTACCATGCTTTCGCCTGTCTTTGTGTGTACCGTTTTTGTTCGCTCTTTACCTGTCTTTGTAAAGCGCCCTGTCCCTATTTTGCTGGCTACATAAAGGCTGCGTTTGTAGGCTCTTATATTCACCTCGCCTTTAAAGCCCTCATTATGAACTTTAGCATACGGACCGGTTGACCAGGTGCGCACAGCTCCGTTGCTTATCTCTTGCCTAAAGCTGCGGCGCAATTTGCCCGTCTTGACCAGTATAGTGCCTTTCCTGCTTATTTCTTTCCATGGCTGGAAGGTTGTCCCCTGCCAGCCCTGCGCGCGAAAATTGCCGTCTATAAAGCGCAGTATCTTCTTACCAGCCATGCCCGGCCATTCCACCAAAGCGTAATGCTCTATATCCTTTGCTAATGCCCGTATGTGTGCCGGAAATTGTTCAGCCTGCATATTTTTTCATATATTTGTGTCATACCGCTGATATAACGTTATTCGGTATCAGCATAAGCCGTTGGGCGCAGGCAACCCGCATAAGTTGGACACTGCGATAACCTAACGGCTTAATTATTTCTGTGAAGCAATACGCCCCTCCTTACTTTGTTTACAGACGCTTCATTAACTTTCCCATTCTTATTGTTAAAGGCATTCATAGTAAATGCTCTATCCTCATTTACGCGCACAGCATACGGCACGTCGCTGTAGTATTTCAGGTAGTATTTTACCAGCTTGCCCTTTTCCATTTGGCTCCAAACTTCATCGGGAGCTTTCAGTATATCTACAGAGTTAGCTATATACCTGTGGCGCTCGTCGTGATTGTCTTCTATCACATGGTTTTTAAATTTGCTGTCAAGGCGTATCGTATTGCCGAGCTTGTCCTTTACATCGAAAGTGCCGCGCAGGCTTCCGGCTTGTTCTTTCCACCAGTCGTTGACGCTCTGCTTGTCGGGAAGTGCTACAGGGTCGGGGAAGTCGCCGCCAGCATACATTTTTTGCACCGATGGCATATTATACACTTTCTCTGCCGTTAGCTCTTTTACGTCCTTAAAGCTGTCGTGAAAATATGGGTGGTCATCTTTGTATATGACCTTTGTAATAGCCGGGTTACGCTGGAAATACTTAGGTACGCGCGCCTCATCAAGCAAGCCGCCTACATTGGCCGCCTCGCGTGCTTTGGCCGCTACACCTGGTATTAAGGTACACCTGCAACCCCAATCAAACGGGGGACAAAGCCTTCGCCAGCCCGCCCAGCTTTTAGGGGCTGTAAATCCGTCGAGCCTTGCGTGCCAGGGGCGTACTTTGCTATCATGTACCGTGCTTACCTGTATAAAGTCATCTTCGCCGAATTGATTGTAAAGGTCTGTGACCTGTGCGGTAGCTTCTGCTGTGTTCCATTCCGTTTCAAGGTAATTGACATTGAAAACAGCGCCCGTGTCTGCCACTGCGTCCCGGAACTGCGCAAACGGCCTTTTCTTGCCGTTTTCGTCGTACATGAGGGCGTTGAAGGTCTTTAGCTCTGTAAGCGATTTAGCGGCTGAAAACGCAAAGATATTATGCTCAAAATAGGCTTTCTGTAAGTTCCTGTTATCATCATAGCTAAAGCTCTTACCGCCTAAGCCTTTTGTAACGCCCTGCATTAGCTTTTCGGCAGTGGCCTCATAAAGCCCCTGGTGTATTGTTCCTTCGCTTGTCTTGCCATTATATAGCTCATTGGCAAGCTGCAAACAGAAGTCTGAAAAGTCAGCATCTTTAGCACCCTTCAGGTCGGGTACATGATAGCCCCCGCAATCCGGGCAACGGCTGCCATAGAAGAGCGCGAGCTTGCGCATGAAATGCCCCGTTATTCCGGGGCTTGCGAGAAAAAACCAGGTAGCT